TTCATCATCTTTGTAGTATCCCTCATCTACTAGTTTTTGTGTGTAAGCTCGTCCTCCCCAATTGGCATCCATTGGATTAGGACTTACCTTACTTCCTGTATCATGAAACATTTGGTCAAGAGGAGTATTTAGACCAATATATTGATCTTGTTGATCGTATGATGGGTAACTATTTTTATTATAGGGAGGATCATCTCTACCAGCATCGAATAATTTTGTGATAGGTTCAGAGCTTCCTGGAGGTCCTCCTGGTGGAATAGGTAAACCATGTACAGGTAAACCACCTTGAGGATCTGTAGGTGATGGTCTAGCAGTATATACTGGATTACCTTGAGTATCATAAGATTCTTGTACGTACAATATAGGACATCTTATTCCTTGGCTGCGCTGCCATTCAGCAAATTGTCTATACTCGTCTAAATGATTAAATGATATTGGATTAACACCGGGCACATTTGCTAATGAGGAATTATATAAATGAAATCTAGTGCCTTTTTGAATAAGTACGTTGGGACAACGATAATGTAGATCATCTTTATTATTAAAACCTTCCTTGATTTTGTCTTGAACACAGATAAAATACAATCCTAATAGAAATACTAAACCTATTATTACTGCCTTGAGTTTCATATATAGTCTACTCAGAAAATACTTTGGAACGCTTTTTATCTCTCTTTACAATATAATGCTATATCTTACATTAAATCCAAATAAACCAGGTGAGTTGGACAGATTATCTGCAATTACATCTTTATTAGTAAGATATCATTCACCGGGTTGTGGTCATTGTGTTGCAATGAAAGAAGAATGGGCTGCATTAAAAAATCACAAAAGGCTGAAAGATAAAGATATTACTGTAATTGATGTAGATTCTAGTTTAACACCGCAGATAAAACATAAAAGCGCACGCTTACCAGAGTCTCAAGGAGTACCTACTATTGTTTTTATTCAAGGTGATAAAGTTAAAGAACATACAGGAGCAAGAGAAGCAGATGCCATGGCAGATTTTGCTATAGAACAAATGGGTCAAAGCGGTGGTGGTAAAAGAAAGCATGCTAAAAGGAAATCAAGAAAGAGGTCTAAAAAAATCAAGGCAATTAAAAGAAAACCTGTAATTAAGGGAACTAGAAATATTAGAAATAAACGTCTTATCGTTAAAAAGAAAAGAAAGACAATAAAAAGACGACGCAATAAAAGGAAAGGTAAAAGAAGAACAAAAAGAAGAAAGACAAAAAAAGGTGGAATGAATAATGATGAAGAAGATGATGGTAATAATGATGAACTATTTAGAGTACGATTCGGCCACCTCCCTAATTACGATAATCTTAATGAAATTGAAGATAACCCACCACCGACGTCATCATCATCTGCAGCAACATCGTCATCATCAGCCTCGAATGCAGTCGTTGAAAAAAGAGGCGGAAAACCTATTACACCCAAGCCTCCCACCGTTAATGAAATGTTAAACCAACGTGTAGCTGATGAAGCAGATGAGAGAGACAGACGAATAGAAAGTCTGCGGCATCAGCATTTCAATCGGCTGCAGCAAGAAAGAGTTATCAATACATCATCAGAAGAACAATCAAGCTGTAATGTGGCAGGATGCACTACTATGGGCGGTCGCAAAAAAACTAGAAAAAGAAAGAAAAGACTAAACAAAAAATATAATTAGTCATTCATGACAAATCCAACTGCTCCACCTAACATGGTGATAAAGAAAAGCAACTTCTTAATATTAAAGTTCTTGCTTTCCATTAAAAAGTAAAGTGTGCCTGTAATTAAAAAACTAACAATAACTTGACCAAATCTTACCTTTGCTGTACCATGATGCTTTAATATATAGTCTCCTGTAAAAGACAATCCAACACCTACAATAGAAAAAATAAACAATAATAAAAATGTTTTGAAATCTATTCGATGAATGGTTTTACTAATAGATTTTCTAGCATCTTCTGAAATTATTGACATAATTAATATAACCATAAGAAGAGTTATAGTTTCGTATAATAACAATGATAATGTAGTTATATCATCTAAAAGAAGTTTTTCATCATAAAAAGTAGCAAGCCACCCTACTACAGATGATACAATAAGTATAATAATAAAACCATGTTGTGTTTTTGCAAAATCTTTCAACATTATTCTCTAATAAATAGGGAGAAAATTGATCTAAGCAAATGATTATAAATGTTGATAAGATAATGACAGAAAAGTGTACTGGTGATTCAATGCCTGCATTCAGATTTCGTTTGACTACATTCAATGCATATGATGATGAAAGCGGAAAAACATGTGCTGAAAGACCTTATGAAGTACAAATGTTTGGTATAAATGAAAATGGCCAGAATGCTAGTATAACAGCTCAAGGCTTTACACCATTCTTCTATGTGAAAGTGCCAGAACATTTTAGAACTGGTCATAAAGCAATGCTTGTTCATGCCATGTATCAAGCCGTTAATTCTCAGTGGTATGAAGATACAATTGTTAGCACAACTTTGGTTAAACGCCACAAGTTTTATGGATTTGATGCTAAAAAACAGCACAAGTTTGTGCGAGTTGATTTCAGCAATGAACAAGCATGGCGCAAGTTCAAAAACTTATGGTATATGTATGAGAAAAAAGGTAAGGAATACAAGAGAACGTTAACTACATTTGAAGTAAATGGTCATGAAACAGAACTTTATGAGGCACAGATACCGCCATTACTAAGATTGTTTCATTTAAAAGGAATCAAACCTTCTGGTTGGATTAGTGTTCCAAAAGCACATATTCGAACAATTCCTAAGCACAAAAGAAAAACCAATCTAGATTTTGAAATTGCCGTTGACTGGAAAAGGATTATCAGCCATCCAGATTTGGAAACACAAGTTCCATACACTGTGATGAGTTTTGATATTGAAGCTTCTAGTAGTCATGGTGACTTTCCATTGGCTAAAAAGAATTATAAGGCTTTGGCAAAAAATATGGTAGATGTTTGGGAAGACAGAACAGAAGACAAAAGAACAAATGAATATATTGAAGATATAATTACAACAGCATTTGGATATAATTATGAACCAGTATTTAATGTTGACAGGATCTATCCGAAACAACAGCCTCCCGAGTCCATGATCACAGGATTGACAAATGCTTTCGTGAAAAGGATTGTCAAAAATGAAGATTTTGAAGACATGGAAGATGAGGATATGGATAGTGATGATGACGATGACTTTTACGGAGCTGAAGGTCTTGTTGAAGATGGTGCAGAAGAATCTAGTGGTTGGTCAGGAAAGAAAAAGAGGAAAAGTATTAAAACCGGCCTTACTCCATTAGAAATATTAAATAATGATCGTCTTGATCGTGAAACAAAAATCAATAGTTTAAATGTTGAATTAACAAAAACATATCCACCAGTGAAAGGTGATGAGGTAACATTTATCGGATCAACCTTTTGGAGAGTTGGTGAAGATGAACCTTATCTAAATCACTGTATTGTGAAAGATACTTGTAATGACTTAGGACAAGTTGCTAATGCACAGTTTGATAGTTATAAGACTGAATCTGAAGTATTGCTTGCCTGGACTAAATTGGTACAAAAAGAAAATCCTGATATTGTTACTGGATATAACATATTTGGTTTTGATTACCCATTTATGTATACTCGAACAAAGGAGTTGGGTATAACTCGTGAGTTCTTGAAATTATCTAGAAACAATGGAGAAATCTGTTGGAAAAAAGATTGGAAAACAGGTAAGACTAATATTGAAGAAAATACAATTATCATTGCCAGTGGACAGCATGATTTAAAGTTTATTAAAATGAATGGTCGTCTACAAGTTGATATGTATAATTACTTTCGCCGTGATTACAATCTAACCAGTTACAAGCTAGACTATGTATCCGGTTACTTTATCGGCGATGGTGTAAAAGAAATATATCATGAAGAAGATGGTACAACAAAAATTGTAAGCAAAAATCTACAAGGTTTGGAGCAAGATTGTTTCGTTAGTTTCGACGAGGAAGCACATAGTGTAGATGCTTACAAAGATGGTGCTAAGTTTCAAGTGATTAAAATTGATGAGAAAAAAGGTACATTCTGGATAAATGGTCATGAAAGTCCAGATATGAACAAAAAGGTAAAATGGGGCATGGCAAAGGATGATGTTACACCGCAAGATATCTTCAGGATGACAAATGAAGGTCCAAATGAGCGATATTTGATTGCGAAGTATTGTATTCAGGATTGTAACCTGGTGCATCATCTGATGCGCAAAATCGATGTCATGACTGGTTATATTGAGATGGCATCTCTTTGTAGTGTACCAATGGACTTCTTAGTTATGAGGGGTCAAGGAATTAAGCTTACAAGTTTCCTTGCAATGAAATGCAGAGAAAAGAATACATTGATGCCAGTTCTTGATAAAGCAGATTCTGATGAAGGCTATGAGGGTGCTATTGTGTTGCCTCCAAAATCAGACTTGTATCTAGATGATCCAGTGGCATGTGTTGATTATAGCTCACTGTATCCATCATCGATGATTAGTGAAAATATATCGCCTGATAGCAAGGTATGGACCAAAGAATATAATTTGGAAGGTACTTTAATAGCTACTTGGGGTGAAACTAAAGAAGATGGTAGCTATACTTATGATAATTTAGATGGATACAAATATGTTGATGTCACTTATGACACATATCAATGGCGTCGCAAAAATAATAATCCAAAATCAGCAATGGAAAAGGTGAAGGTAGGATATAAAACGTGTCGCTTCGCACAATTCCCAGATGGTGAACTTGGTATCTTGCCAGCAATTCTCAAAGAATGTCTCGCATCTAGGAAAGCAACAAGAAAACTTATACCAACAGCACCTACAGAGTTCATGAAGAATGTTTTGGACAAACGTCAATTGTCTATTAAAGTTACAGCTAACTCTGTTTATGGACAGACCGGTGCTAAAACTAGTACATTCTATGAAAAGGATGTGGCTGCATCGACTACAGCAACTGGTCGTAAGCTTTTGACTTATGGACAGCGAGTCATTGAGGAAGCATATAAAAATCGTATTGTTGATACAAAACAAGGTCAGGTAAAAACCAATGCAGAATATGTATATGGTGATACTGACAGTGTATTCTTCAAGTTTAATCTAGAAGAACTAGATGGGACTCCTATCAAAGGACAGAAAGCTCTTGAGCTAACAATTGAGCTAGCAATCCAGGCAGGTGAACTTGCTAGTAAGTTCTTGAAGCCACCTCATGATCTTGAATATGAGAAAACATTCTTGCCATTCTGTTTGCTGTCTAAGAAGAGATATGTTGGCATGCTATATGAGACAGATCCTCACAAGTGCAAACGCAAATCTATGGGTATTGTATTGAAACGACGAGATAATGCTGGTGTAGTTAAAGATGTATATGGCGGTATTATTGATATCTTAATGAAGGATAAGGATATTGAAAAAGCAGCAAGCTTCTTGGGTGATAGTTTGAAAGGTCTTATTGAGGGTGAAGTTGGTATTCCTAAGTTAATCATCACAAAAGCATTGCGAGGTAATTATAAAAATCCAAAACAGATTGCACACAAAGTATTAGCAGACAGAATCGGTCGGCGTGATCCTGGAAATAAGCCAAGTATCGGTGATAGAATCCCATATGTGTATTTCAAAAATCCAGATAAGAAAGCATTACAGGGTGATAAGATTGAGTTGCCAGCATTCATTGAAGAAAATAAACTTGAGATTGACTATGCGCATTATATTACAAATCAGATCATGAAACCTGTTCAACAAGTATTTGCATTAGTTCTTGAAAAGATGAAACTGTTCAGAAAAAAGAAAGGAGCAAGTCTTAGAGTTTGGTATGACCAGATTAATAAATTGAAGGAAAAACATCCAGATGAAGAGACATTTAAAAGACGACTAGAGACATTGCGTAATAGAGAAGTAAAAGGATTGTTGTTTGATGATTGGTTAACTAGGATAGAAAATAAGCGCAAGGGAAATGGTACAGTAGCTGATTACTTTGATATGTGATTGAGATGATAATATATTTATAAAAAATTGATATTTTTTATTGCCATATATAATCATCATCTAAAAATATGCCAGAAGGTCCTGAATGTCACTATGCAGGTTATAGGCTTGAAAAAGCCTTGCAAAATAACAAAATAACAGCTTTCAATATTCACGGAGGGAGATATGAAACACATGGACCATTTGATGGATTTGATCAGCTACAAAAAGATATAGAACAAGATAATCACACAGTGAAAGCTGTAGGTTGTCGTGGAAAATTAATAGTAATATTCTTTGATAACGATATGTGTTTGCTGAGTACGTTAGGTTTAAAAGGATCATGGACAACGCGTCATGCAAAACATTGTGATGTATCTCTAACCGTAAATAATAGTCTTACTATATGGTTCAAAGATCAAATGCATTACGGTACACTTAAATATGTCACATTACAAGAGGCCATTGATAAAATGCAATCACTAGGTCCAGATGTAACCGTATCAGACCCGGCGTTTACTTATAGTTACTTCTGTGGTATTATAACAAGATACAAGCGATGGGATCTGGCAAAACTACTTATGGATCAAAGTAAAATATCTGGAATAGGTAATTATTTGAAGGCAGAGATTCTTTATAGAGCAAAATTACCACCTACATTACTATGTAGTGAAATCACTGCACAAGGAACTAGCAGATTGTATGATGCAATAATTGATATACCAAAACAATATTTCCAACAGCATCTTGGAAAGGCAAATATTAGAATGCAAGTTTATGGAAGATCAAAAGACAGATTGGGATATAATGTAGAGAGATGCAAAACAAAAGATGGAAGAACCAGTCACTGGGTTCCTGCAATACAAACCATGTCTTAAGTTACTTGATGATAGTAACGTATAAAGTCTTCGTTATCAAAATGTCTACATATACAATACCTATCGCATGGAGTTCCTGTATGTAATTTTATTTGCGCCATCAGCATAAGATAATTAGTATTTAAAAGTCGTATTCTTGGAATATCTAATAAATCATTTTTACAGCATATAACTCTATTTTTTATAGGAATATGTGGTTTAATTAAAGTATAATAGTGATAATCATTTAGTATCATTATTATAAGCTATTATTTATTTGGAATAAATTGATATGCTGGTCGTCCTTCGCCATTTCCATCACAAAATGGACATTTAATCATAGTAGTGTGTTCACATTTCCAACAGCCATCATTACAATGTCTACATTCTACATAACCAGTACCATGACAGTATTGACATGGAGAAAATGTTTTTGGTGCATATAGATTTTTTAACGCGTTAGTTCGTCTAATTGCTAATTCTTTATAATCAATGTAACTATAATAATCTGGTTCTGCCATTTGAGCTGCACAAAGTTTTCTGGTACTGCTAACGCTTCTTGGTTGGATTTTTAGAAATGATGTTATTGGTCTTCTATAAGATTGCTGTAAAGCCATCAATCTTACTACTGTAGTAAGTGTCGTATACATGATCATTTATTTAACTAGAAAAGCTTTATATGATTTAAATAAAATTAAAGTTATATTAAAATGAGAAAAATAACATTTTCAAATGGTGGGACTAGTGCTACTGGAATTGACAAAGTTAATATTGGAAACTCTCCAGTTAAGGTAACTGTAATAGGTTTAGGAGCATTTGGAACAGCTATGGCATATGCAGCAAGTCGTAATGGACACCAAGTTGTTGGGTGGGTTCGTGACACAAAAATGGCAGTTACTATAAATAATACCCATCGAAATCCAAAATATTTTTCTGATATTGTACTTCCAGATAATATAAGTGCTACAGATAACTTAGCTGAGGCTTTGGATGGAACTTCTTTAATTATTCATGCATTACCATGCCAAAAGACACCAGAATGGTTAAAAGCAAATAGAGATTTAATACCACCCCACACTCTTTATGTTTTAACATGCAAGGGTCTTTATCTTCCAACTAAGCAATTAATGGGTCATGCAGTATATGATGCCCTTGATAGAGACCAACCTATGGCTTTTTTATCTGGGCCTTCTTTTGCCAAAGGTATTTTAAATGATGATCCTACAGCTTTAGTATGTGCTGCAAAAAATCTATATCACGCTGTTGCTGTGCAAAAAGTTATGAATAATTCCAAGCTAAGAGTTTACACAAGTCAAGACACTATTGGTGTTCAGCTTGGAGGAGCTTTAAAAAATCCATTAGCTGTTGGAGCTGGAATGATTTGTGCATCTGGTTTTGGAATAAATACATTGACAGCATATATTACTCGTGGAGCTGCTGAACTTTCCAAACTATGTGTAGCTATGGGAGGAGAGGCCGATACAATTGCAGGTTTGAGTGGTATTGGTGACCTTATGTTAACATGTATGTCATCTGAATCTCGTAATAATACATGTGGTAAACGTTTAGCTGAGGGAGAGACTATTGAAGATATTACAAAAAATATGACAGTTGAAGGTGTGCCTACAGCGAATGTAGCGATAATATATGCAGATTTATGCAATTTAGAACTACCAATTTTTAGGGAAATACACAGAATAATTTGTGGTAAAGTTAATCCTACTGATTCAATACCTTATTTAATGGGACGCGATTCCGAAGATTAATCTTTATGTAGTTTATTAAAAAAATGAAGATAATCTTAATAAGATATTTATATTAGAAATATGAGTAACTCACGCTGGGAAAACTGTATTAACAATATGATGTCGCATATACAAAAAGATGATTCTTTGAAAGCATATGTAATGAAAGGACCACCTTCAGATAAAGGATTTATGTGGGATAGGAATGAACATATCAATAAATTAGCAAGATTAACAGATAGTGATGGACATAGCGGCGCGTCATTTGCTTGTTGTATGAGAGAATGTCAAAAAAAACTTAGATTTATAGAAAATCCTGAAGAAAGTTAAAAACAATTAGTATTATATACTAATTATGATTGATATTCAGGTTTTTTCAGATTTACATCTAGAAGATTTAGATAGTAATATTAGTATAGAAAAATATAGCGATATTTTATTTTTAGCAGGAGATATTGGTCACATTGATGATCCAAAATATACAGATTTTTTAGATATGTGCAGTAATAAATGGAAAGTAGTTATATCTGTATTAGGAAATCATGAATATTACAGTAGTACAGAAAGTATGGAAGAGTTATATTTAAGATACAAGGAGTTATATGACAAGTATGATAATATATTTTTATTAGAACAAAAAACTATGTGTTTAGAAGATATTAATATAATTGGTACTACATCATGGGGTAATTTTCAAGAAGGTCATATAGGAGGATCACCCATCAGAATAATGCAGCGTACAAAGGAGGGTAATTTGAAACAAATAGGTTGTAAAAATATTGGAATAATGCATGAAAAGTGTAAAAAATGGATACTAGAATCAATAGATAACAACCGACACAATATTATTTTAACACATTTTCCAGTAACATTAGAGAATGAACATGTAAGACAAGAAAAGCATAGAGCAGAAGATAGAAAAATATTAGATGAGTTTGGTTGTGAATTAGATTTGAGTGGTGATAATATTTGTTGCATATCAGGACACACGCATCATAGTCATGATTTCATTAAAAATAATGTTCAATACATTTCAAATCAAATGGGAATTGATTGTGAATGGGGTAAAACAAACTACAGTAAAAAGGGACATTTTTTAATCTTTAAAGAGTGTAAGATATGATGAATGATAATATTGTTTTAGAAATAAAAGAAAAGGATGCACTACCTGATACAAGCAATGATGAAGCACTAGCAAGAGCCTTATTTCAAGAAGAACAAATATCAAGAAATAAAATGTTTTATGACAAATCTGTGCTATCACGAGAAGAAACTAGAACAGTTACTCGTATTAATGCAGAAAATCGTCATAGAATAAACCGTTTTAAGATGCAATTTTCTAGATAAGTATTTATATACTAATAATTATCTAGTCGGCAATACCAATCACTGCACATGCTATTCTTGGTCCAGCATTACCAGTTTTTAATGATTCTTCATTTCCTCCTTTACCTAGATCATCTTCATCTTTATGGATAATAATCATTCTTCCTATAATTGATTTAATAGAACGATGGTCACATGATACATCTCTAACATTAATAGAGCCTTTTGCAAAACCACCATTTTTTGCTATAATATTACCTAAATCGCCTGCATGTCTTTGTTTACTATGAGGGCCGCCGTGGAGAGAATTAGTGGGATTGAAATGATCGCATCCACCAGCACAGCCTTTTGTTATATCACCACATCTATGAATATGAAAGCCATGCTTACCATCTGTTAAGCCACTTATTTCATATGTGATTTTGCATTTATTTCCCTTAGATTTAAACTTAATTACACCATTAATTGGTTTGATATCAGGACTACTACGATAATTACTAATTACTGCAGTAGCTCGATATACTTTACCCCCTCCTTTTTGACAATCCTTGTAAGGAGCACATGAGCTGCGCATAGTAAAACCTTTTATTCCTTGTGAACATCTTTTTCTTGTAAATCTTCTAGGTAAATTAAATATTTTACTATCGCTTTTTCTTTTACAAGTCTTTTGCTTTTTATTTGCTTTACAGCAATTAACAGGCATATATTATACATAGACATTATTGAGAATCTGTGCTATTTGTATTATTATCAGGAGGAGGAATATTACCAGAAGGATCTATATAATCTCTAGTATACGTGCTAGTATAATTTGTAGTACTTTGTCCTGTAGTATTTGGAATGTTAAATGAAGAAGATAAATGATCCGGCAAATATGTTGTATTTGATCTACTAGTAGCGTATGTTGATGGATAGGCTGACCTAGTAGGCCGGCCTGCACGCGGTCTAGGTTCTGTACTAGAAGACGCTGGTATAAACTCAAAAGAGTATTGTATTGGAATTGATTGACTTCTTGGTCCTCTTCGCTGAATATCTTGAGTAATTGCATCTACAAATGTGGAAAGACCTAAATCAGACTGATTATTTGTAGGGCTAGTTTCTTCTATAATTTCTTCATGATGTGTTTCACCATTATCTTCAGAACTTGTAGGAGATAGCCCATCTCTGATATCATGTCTACAGATA